CACAAGATTATCTCAAGAAGCGAGAAACTGCATTACGATCGAGAACGACGAAATGTCGTGGGGTGTCGACGCAAGCCTCGAACTTGCAGACGACCTTGCACTTGTACTCGACATACACCATCACTGGGTCCGTACAGGAGAATATATTCGTCCAACCGACGCTAGATTTGCTCGCATGATAGATTCATGGCGTGGTGTACGTCCTGTAATACATTACAGTTACAGTAGAGATGAATGGTTACCCGAAGGCTTCACACATGAAAGTTTACCTAACATGGAGAACTTACTAGAAGCAGGACACAAGAAACAAAAACTAAGAGCCCACAGTGATTGGTATCCTAACAACGAAGCAAATGACTGGGCATTAGAATTTTTAGATTATGCAGACATTATGTGTGAGAGCAAGATGAAAAATCTTGCTAGTATTGATTTGTATAAATATTATGACGCAAGGAAAGACTATGAGCTATTTGAACAAAATGTACGGGAACAAGGGCGCCAGCTCGAAACACTCTGAAAAAGAGTCGACAAAAAATCCTAACCGCGTAGCGGGTGGACTTAAAGGTCAAGGTGTCGACCATTTCACTATGTTAGGTGAAGATGGCTCAGAGTTACAAATTCCAAGTCAGCGTTATGTATCTAGTTTGGAAGAACAAATAAGAAAACAGCGAGCAGCTTTAACCGTCCTAGAACGTAAACTGTCTCGCTGTGAAAAAACTATTGAGCAGCATACAGCCGCTATTGCTAGATCTACTTCTTAGAAGCGTTAAACACTTCTTTAACTAAATCGTCTTTCTTTTTCCTCTTGTCAATTTCTACACCAAATTCTCTACCTTTTTCTTCAAGTTGAGCTTTAGTTAGTTTAACAAGATCCGCTTTCTTTACTGTAGCCTTTTTAGCAGGCGCTTTTTTTGCCGGCGCCGGCTTTTTAGCTGCTGTCTTTTTAGGTGGCGTTGACATTACATTGTCTATTACAACAGGTACTGTCCCGGCATCACTAAAAAAACTTTTAAGCCATTTAAACATAATAATCTCCATAATATATATTTTTGGTACATTTATTTATAAATACTAGTACAGGAGATACTAAAAATGGCTAATAGAATGGTTGGAACAAAAAGTTTAAAACTTGATAGAATTACAGGTTTACGTGCAGATGCACAAAATGGAGTTGGAGTAATGACCAAGGTGCCAGTTATTAAACCTGAAAAATTAAAAGATGAAAAGAGAGATATGTCTAACGTATCAACTTTTCGAGGAGCAAAAACATCATGATTAGAGAATGGATTAAATCACGTTTAGAAGAGCGTACATCTTGGGATGGAGCAATGCTTATAGGCGTTGGCGTTATTGTATTAATTGCAGGACCTTTTGCTAAGTTAGCGGCTTATGGCGCTATTGCATACGGTGCTTGGACTATCTGGAAAAGAGAAGACTAATAATGGCAACTACAGACGTTGGTGCATATATCATTGAAATGAACGAATCCGACAACGAACGTGCAACTAATGGCGTTTCAAAAAAATTATGGAACGTTGCTATTACTAACAAAGAGACTAACGAAACTATTGAAATAGATGACATCGTTAGTCCTTATGCTAGAGAAAAGTGGTGTGCAACTGTGTTTAAAAATGCTAAAGAGGGCTTAGATCACGATGATGGGCCTGATTGCTGTTATGTAACAGCTCGTTACAGATCATAATTTACTAATATCTAAATTACTTGAAACGCTCATGTCCCAAACATGTTTGCGTTCGACTCCCTTTTTCTGTGCAAAAACCTTACTGTCACAGTTCTTACATACATGAAAGTAGTTGTTTGTTAACCGCTTAGGGTCCATACTTCCTCTTGGTCGTTCAAACTCTGTATTACAGTTATCACAACGTAATACTACATGAGTAGACTCTCTAACGTAAGAATGTTTTTTCCCGCATTTAGAATGCCTTACATGCCGCTTCTTTTGTTTGTATTCTTTTATAAACATAACTATATTTACATTAAGATTATAAAAACTATCGATAAATAACAGTAAGGAGACGCAATGATTTTACCTATTACACTCACAAAAAATGCAAAAAACAAAATTAACGAGCTTTGTGCTACTAATGCAGAGCATTTTGGAGTACATTTAAGCCTTAAAGGTGGCGGATGTGCTGGTTTTGAATATGACTGGGGTATGATAGTAAAAGAAGATGTTAGTCCAAACGATGAAATTATTAATACAGGTGAAGGCAATTTAGTTATAGATTCTATGGCTCACATGTATTTGTTTGATTGTACAATAGATTATGAAACAGATGTATTTCAAACACAATTTGTAATTAATAACCCTAACGCACAGAGTGCATGTGGGTGTGGAATTAGTGTAAACTTCGACATGGATGCTGTCGAAAAAAATAACGAGAAAATAACGGAGCTCACATAAAATGGCACAAGGTAAACAAGACATTAATATCGGCGTTGAAGGTAACGACGGAACCGGCGATAGTATTAGAGAAGCGTTTAGAAAGGTAAATGATAATTTTACCCAACTATATGCTGTATTTGGACAAGGTGGTTCGATATCATTTACTGAATTTAGTGATACTCCAACACTAACACAACTCCAAGAGAATCCTAGTACATTTTCAAGACCTACTTTACCAGTAGTAGACGTTGCTGCTGAAGGTAGTAAGTTAGAATTTAGAAAATTAGTTAGTAACAGTTTCCTTGATGCATCTGTTGATGATACTGTACAATTTAGTTTGACACAAGGCGGTTACATTGTTGTAACAGCGGCTGGTGGACAATTAGAAGAAGACGAAAAACCAAAAATTAATTCAACTGGTGGTGGTATTAATGCTTCAGGAAATATTATTGCTGGTATGCCAACCAGTCTTAATGACATTGAAAGTAAGTTATCCGTTCTTAATGCTGCACATGATGGTGCAGGATATACAACTGACAGTGTTGCAATATCAAAAGGATTTGCAGATACCAATTATCTAAAGTCAACTGGTGGTGGTACTGGCGCACAAATTAGAGTTCGTACTGAAGATCAAATCTTTACAGAAGATTACTCATTTACAATTGATAGTTTTACAGCAGGCGTTGCCAACATTACTGGTAGAACTGTAGACGGAACATTAATTACAGTTCCAGCAGGTCACGGACTTGATAGTGGTGCTAATGGTTTACCATTTAGATACGAAACTACAGGCACAAGTGCAACAGCAACACCGGCATCAAGTGCCGTTGCTCAACCACTTACAAATCTAAATCCAGTTTATGTTAGAGTTGCAAGTGCAACATCACTAGAATTTTATGAAAATGCTGAGGCTGCAAAAAATGCTACAGCAAATAGAAAGATCAGTTTCCAAGCAGGTACTGGTTCAGGAACACAATCACTAGTTGATGCAGAATATCAACCAAGTATACTAGACGGTAAGTTCCTTGCTAACGAAGCAATGCCTAGAGAGGCTGCACTTAGACGTCAAGGTGACCAAATGGATGGTACACTTTACCTTGACAAGCACCCAGGTGACTTAGCAAACATTACAACAGGCTTAGAAGATTTACAAGCCGCTACTAAATTTTATGTAGACAACACAAGTTATGCAAGTAATGTAAACTTGTTTGTTAGTTTACAAGGTGACGATAACCAAGTTAATACACCGGCAGGTAAAGAAGGTAGAGCATTAAGTTATGCTTATCGTACACTGAATGCTGCATTACAAAAAGCAGAAGAAATTATTGAAACAAGTAAGTTGGAACCTGGTCCATATATGCAGACCATTACTATTGACGATACTGTTCCAACTCATGTATTAAGTGGAAACACAAACGATCTAGGATTTAAAGTTCCAGCAACATATAACGGACAACAGACAGCAAACTTTAAAGCATTAATGGACAATAACAAAGCATTTGTTCAAGAAGAAGTTATTGCTTGGACTAATGCACAGATTGCGGCAGCCAATGCAGCTGTTAGTTTAGACCCTAATGTTCCAGCAGAAGCAGAATTAATTAAATGGAAAAACTTTACATACGACGAAGATATTTGTAAACGTGATGTAGGATTAATTTACGAAAGTTTAAAACTTGACGTTATTAGTGGTACTAACGCCAACAAACTTGCAAGACAAGCAGGTTTAAGATACTATAGTAATGCCAGCGGTGCTATTGCTATTGGTCCACAGAAAGAACAAACACTTGCATCAATTGCAAAAGTTGAAGAAATTACTAGACAGTATGTTTTAACTAACTCGCCATGGCAAGGTGGCACAGGTAACCCAGGTGTTTATCAAACTGACGTACAACAAAATGTTGTTTCACCAGGCACACCGGCTCCTGCAGATGCTATTGCAAGAGTAGGCGACCTATTTGATATTATTGAAAGCATTATTAATAACGGTATAAGTGGTGCACCAGTATTACAAGAAGGTTCTGTATACGTAATTGAAGTTGATAACGGTGGTAACGGTAATGTATGGCAAGGAAAAGCAACTAACACAGATTTAATTCCAGGTAAAGTTATTACAGGATCTAAGTCAGGCGCTGTATCAAGAATTGTAAACTATTATAGAGGCGACGAACTAGGTGGAGCAGGCAATGACCAAATTGAACTTCAACTTGAAGAACCAATAGAATTTATTGCTAGGTCTGATCCGGGTGTTGCTACAGCAGATGATCCAACTTATGAAGCAGGCGATATACTTGAGTTTGGTAATAAAGTAAGTCAACAAAATATTACAGTATTTTTAGAAACTGGTATATTCTACGAGGACTATCCGTTACGTGTTCCAGCAAACGTTTCCATTAAAGGTGACGAATTTAGACGTACACACATTCGACCAAGAAATCGTGTATCACAGTCAAGATGGGCTAATCAATATTTCCACAGAGACAACTACTTTGATAATATGACACTACACAATCATAGTGTAGAAATTGAAGGTGAAGTAGAAATAACATTAACGCAAGCGGTAACTGTTAATGTAGGTGATAAGGTTACACAAACTGTTGCAACAGGAACAGCAATTGGTTTTGTACAAGAAAAAGCAACTAATTCAACCACTATAGTTGTACAATATTTTGACGGGTATGATCCAGTAACTAATAACGGTGTTCCACCAAGCGAAACAGGAAACGGATATGCTGATGTAGTTCAATTTGATACTGTAGTAAACAACAATATTTCAATTAATAATTCTGTACAAAGCGGAACATACTTAACAACAGCGCCAACACAGTATTCAAGAGATACAAACTTTGGTTATCATTATGGCCTTGACCCAAGACGCCCAATTAACACTCAGGCGAACAGTGTAGTTAATGCAGGAGGCTATACTAATGCTGTTTCTATCTTAGAAAAAAATAGAGATGCTATTGTACAAGAAGTTTTACTATTCTTAGATGAATCGTCAACTAATAATTTAAACAATGGTGGCTTTGGTGATTACACTCAAGTTGAACTAACACTAACGGGCAACGTAACATTTAGCAGAGGCGATACAGTTACACAATCAGGAAGCGGAGTAACTGGTAAAGTAAAAAGTGATAGTACTGGAAATTCAGTAATTATTGTAGGACCAGATGGTATATTTGATACTAGTGGCGAACTTTCAGTAGGCGGAGTAAGCAAAGGAGCAAATAGTGTTCCAGCTACGGTACCAGCGGCAGTTGCATTTACATATGGTCCAAAATGTGCAAGAGACTTAGGACTTATTGTTGATGCATTGGCATTTGACTTAGAAAAAGGTCTTGTTGATCAGTCACTTGAAGCACAAGGAAGATACTATGCAGGTGCTGTAGAAGTAGGTCAAGAAGTTATAACTTCAGCGGCTATTTTAGAAATTGGTAACATTGCACAGGCACTACTTGGTGCATCAGCAACACCAGTTGGAACTCCAAGTGTTCCAAGTTCAAGACAGGCGGCGTCAGCATGGGATATTGCAGTAACAACGTCACAACTTGCTGAATCAGGAACAAGTACTATTGTTTCTGGATTATTAAATATTATAGTATTTGCGTTTAACAGCGAATACAATCCACCTAAACACAATAAAGATATGGATGTCTTCTTAATGAATGACGCAACTATCTTACGTAATATGACTGTACAAGGTCATGGTGGATTTATGTGTGTACTTGATCCAGATGGACAGATACTTACTAAATCACCATACATACAAACAGGATCAAGTTTCTCACAATCAATAAACAAACAAGCATTTAGAGGTGGTATGTTTGTTGATGGTTTTGTAAGTAACATGCCATTAGAAATTGTTGACAACATTACAAGTGCAGGTGTTAATTCACCATTTGAAATATTTGTAAGAAGTAGAAGAGATTCTAAACAAGTTAATAGTAACGGAGTAGGACTTGGATTATTTGCAAGACGTCCTCAACTACCTGCACCATTCTATGTAAACGGTGTACGTTACCAAGTTAATGCTATTAGAAACTATGACCCTACTAACGGTACAGCAGAACTTATACTTGATAAAAATTCAAACCCAGATGCAAATGATGAAGGACAAGGTTGGATTGGTGGAGAAAATTATCCAATCGTACTTCAAACAGCTGGTAACAGATCTATGCTTGGTAATGACTTTACGCAAGTTAATGATTTAGGTTACGGACTATTATGTACTAACAATGGTATATCTGAAATGGTTAGTATGTTTACATACTACTGTCACGCAGCTTATTATGCGAATAACGGTTCAGAGATTAGATCGTTAAATGGATCAAACGCTTATGGTAACTTTGGACTAGTTGCTGCAGGCGGTGACCCGAATGAGGTTGCACAAACTGGTTCATTAGCATTTAATACTTCACAAACAGGTAAAGTATATGTGAATCCAAGTGCTAGTGCAAACGCTAACGCATTACAAACATTTGTATATGCATACGATACAGACTTTGCTCCTTTACCAGAAGGTGAAATTGATGTAACATATAACGAAGAAAAAGAGATTGCTAGTATATCAGCATCTAATCCTGTTGTATTAAATGTTGAAGCTCATGGATTTGTAGAAGGACAACGAGTACTTGTATCTGAAAGTAATATTCCTACTACTGGTGGTGGTGCTAATCCAGGACTAGACGGAATTCGATATGTTGGCCCTAGCCCATCAACAGGAACTTTAACACTTTACACTGACGCATCATTGACTACAACATTAAACGGTTCATCGTATAATACAGGTTCGTTAGGTAACAATGCTGTGATACAAGATGCAGGCGGTACAGCAACATCATCAAGTAGATTTGAAGTTGTATCTGTTACTGATGCACAATCAGCAGACGGTGTTCCGGGCGTTAACGAAGTTAAACTTACTCTAAACGGAGCATTAACTAATGTTCCTTACAACACAAGAGTAACTATTACAGCAGGAACTGGACAAACAGCAACGGCTCCTTTAGGTAGAGTAACTAGACCAATTAAAGATGGTGTTAATAACAGTACAATCTATGTAACACTACCAGAAAATAGAGATCAGTTTAGTGTTGGAGACACAATATACACTGACGGTACTACTACAAGTAGAACTATTGCAAGTATTGAAACTAACTTAGATAAAGCAGGTCGTAAAACTATTATTGGTGTAACAAAAACAAACCCTGTTGTACTTGAAACTATTGGACATAACTTTATAGACGAAGATGCAATTACTATTGTTGACGGATCAGGAATAACAGAATTAAATGGAACGTATTATGCTAAAGTTAGCACAACTACAGGCGGAACTACTAATGATAAACGATATGTAGAACTGTATAGTGATTCAGCATTAACTACACCAGTAAACGGAACAGGATGGGGCGGATCATACACAGCAAGATCAGGTAAAGTATTTTTAACTGAAATTGGTGGCAACCCACTAATTGGTGAAAACGGTGCTGTATGGAAACTGTCATTCTCTAACTCAACTAATGATGAATCAGTAAGTACAGGCGGACTAGCAAAGCCATTGTTTGCTGGTGAATCATTAAGTATTAGAGCAAGAGCTAAGTTTATCTTAGACAATGTACAGACTGTTCCAATTAGACCTTCAACAGCAGTTGTGTTTGAAGAACAGCCAGAAAACACTTATCGTTCTATTAACTTTGACGTAACTCCAATTAGTACTTTTGATAATGCAGGTGAAGCAACTTTACCAGATGGTCAAAACATACTTACATTTGATAGTAACTATGATTATATTAGACAAAGAGTTGAGTATGATAACTATAAAGCACAGTTTAAACTAGTACTTGCAAGTGCTACAACTGGCACAATAGCAGAAGGATCTGTTGTTAGACAAGGTTCTGCATCAGGTACAATAACAAAATCAGAAGGCGTAGGTACAGAAGAACTTTATATTAAAGACTGGAACGGTACTGATTTTACTGTAGGTGGTGGAAACATTGAACACGATGCCGCAGGGGACGGAAACTTTAGTAGTGTCGGCGGACTAGCAGGAAGCGGCGCTGTTAAATTAAGTTACTTAACAACAAATGGATTTAAAGAATCGTTTGGTGGTACACCAGGTGATAGATACATTGCTATTCCAGCATTAGGTACAGAGTCTACAGTAAGAATTCAAAATGCAGATATGATATTTGCATGGAAAGATAGAGTACATAAAATTCTTGCATATCACGATGGAGCAGGAACATCTACTGGTTCTATTGGAACAAGAGAAGCAGGAGAACCTAATTCACATGCAACAGGATTTGCGTATTTAGAAATTGATCGTAATTCAGTAAGTAACAAATATTATGATCCAGACGAAACAGCACCTACTACAGGTATTGCTGATACATTAAGTCTTGGTAACGAAAGTGATAATGTTAACCTTGCAATTGGTGTTCCGGCAGGTGAAGGTGCAGAGATTACTGTTAACATTTCATTATGTAGAGCAACAGGACATGACTTTAGTAACATTGGTACAGGTGGATTTAATACATCTAACTATCCAAATATTATCTTTGGACAACCTGCTTCAGATAAGACAGCAATCGTAACAAGTGATCCAACAGTAACAAAAGCACAAGTTTGGGAAAGAAACAAAGGGCGTGTGTTCTTTGCATCAACAGACGAAGATGGATTCTTTAGAGTTGGTAAGTTCTTTACAGTTGACCAGGGTACTGGTACAATATCATTTACAGCACAAATTAATATCTCAGGACTAGACGGACTTGGATTTAAAGATGGTGAAATTATTAGTAAGTTTACAAGTAGTTTCACACAGTCAACAGCAGAACTTAAAAATGTTCCTACAGAAGTTGCTGTAGTAGATTACATTAATAGACGTTTAGGCTTTGATGAATTTAACGTAGCAGATCCTGCACCACTTACAACGGTAATGAGTGCAACTAATCCACAGTTAACACCAGTAACAGTAGGTGGAGAAACTACACATACACTGAACATGACAAATGGTAGAATTACTTTACTAAAACGTCCTGTTGCAGATACTGATGCGGCAACCAAAGAATACATTGATAACAGAATATTTGCAAATGATGAATTTGAAGATCTTCGTAACGTAAGTTTTTATCAAACAGATTTTAATAACCAAAATGGTCAAAGTGATTTAATTGTACTAACAGGTAAAAAGAAAATATATGTCAAGTACGTTGCAGGAACTATGTTCTCAGTAAACGATGTTATATATGGTGAAGATACTAATAGTGCAGGACGTATTGTTGACATTAGTGATACATTCAAATTTGACAATGGTGAAAATAGTACAGACACAGCATCAGGACTTGATGTACAAGTTATAACTTATACAGTTTTACCATTAACAATGGTTAACTTAAATGCAACTGGAACTGTTGCTGTAAGAGGACAACTGTTAAGACAACCTTCAACAGGCGCACAAGGTTATGTATTACATCCACAAACAGTAGTTGGATCAGGTAAAACAAGTGCTACACAGATGATTCTAAGAGAAGTAACAGGATCATTTAATGGTACTGCTATTGAGCTTGTAAACAATCCGGGCGGTAGTGAAACTGTAGTTGCAACATCAGCATTGGTTACTAGCACAGCAGCTATTGCAGACGGTGTAAGTGGAGATCCTATAGACTTCCAAGCAGAAACTATATCAAACGGAAATGTATCAAGAAATACTACACAAGGTAGAGATGGTCTTGCTGTATATCCAATGGTTGAAGTTGCAAACGCAAGTGAAAGCAAAACTGGTAGTCCTGGTGATGCATCACGTAGTGATATTAATATAACAGTAACTAGATCAGAAGATGCTACAAGTGTTAACTTACAATATCAAGCAGAAAGTTTACTAGATGCAGATGTTAATACAAACGCAGATATACAACAACAAAAACTATTAATGCAAAAGGCTCCTGTATTACAGGACAGTGACGACTTTGAAGACTTTACTACTAATGGTAGAAGAGTAAGTCAAGCAAACAAAGGTATTGCTGCGTTCTCTGCAGATGCATTTGCTGAAGATCAAGTATTTGTATTCACAGGATCTGTTAGTGCAAACGTAGGCGATATTATAACACAAGGTTCTAATATTGGTTACATTGATAAAGTTATTAATAGTACTACTCTTAAAGTTAGAACAAGTGATACATTTGTTACAGGTGGAGCAACAACATGCTTTATTACACCAATAACAACATTTAACTTACCTGGAAGTGCTAACGCTGTACAACAGACTTCAAGCATAAAAGGAACACCAGTTGATTCAACTAGAACTATTACTACAATAGAAAAAACTGGTTTTGTTAATGTTAAAGATAGAGGTATAACATTTGATAAGATTCAAGATATACCAGAAAAAACTGTAATTGGTAGAGGTGACATTGGTGACCCTGCATACAATACAGACGGTATACCATACGCTGTTAGTTTTGATCAAATTATTGATTTAGGCGGAGCAATACAGGATAAGGATTTTGCAAATAGCACAATTACAGAAGTTGGTGGTTGGGTAATACAAACCGAAGGACTTGTTAGTGTTGCAAACGGTGCAACTGTAAGTTCAGGTGGTGTTAGTGCAACTGTACAAGGCGCTGTTACAAGTGAAAATAAAATTATTGTTATAAATGCAACTAGTACTTTCCCAGGAACAGGAACACTTGCAGGAGTAACAGCAGACAGTCATGCATCTGCAGCAACTATTGTAAGTGCAACTCAATTCTCAAGTTCGGGTGAAGCACTAGTTAAAATGGCTGACGGTGTATATGGTACTACACAGATTACTAAAGCAGGTGAAGGTAACCAATTAGTACGTACACTTGATAATAACGATCAAAACGATCTAACATTTGTTTCAGCAAATACTGAAGGATTTATTAATGTTAAAGGATTGTTAGTTGACAGTCGTAGAGCATTAGATACACGTTCAGCAGGCGGTAGCACATTCTTAGACGTTTATACACCAAACGAAAACTTAGCAATGAGCATATCAGGTGTTACTCCTGGTGCTAGTCAAGTTGACGAAAGTATAGTTGAGATTCCAACAGCAAGTGTTGACATTGGTGATATTGGTATAAGAGTAGAGCAAGTTACTTCACCAGCAACAGGCAAAAACGGTCATGCTAGTGTGTTCCAACAGAACGCATCTGCAAATACACCAGCAAATAGTAAACCACACTTGGCTGTTGATTGGGTGTTTACAAACTTTATTCAAGATCCAGACGATCTAACAGCAACTGGTTCAGGTATTGCATTAGGTAATATTAGTCCATATACAACTGCTGGTCAAACAGCAATTATTGCTAATGGTAAGAATGCGTTACTAGCAGATTCAACAGGAGTTGTACTGAGATCAGGAGATGTTGATGTACTAACAGCATTATCAGGAACAACCACAGTTAAAAATGCATTTACTGTTGAAGGTAATACAACACTTGGTAGTGGCGATGATACATTAAGTATTGGCTCAACTATCATTACTGATGTTGACTTGCAAAGAACTAATGCAGACTCCGCAGGTTATACTTTAGACATTATTAAGAAAACAAGCAGTGTTGCAAACGCAGACGGTGTTGGTACTATTAACTTTAGAAGCAACGATGATGCAGGACCAATTGCTACTTTACATACATACGGTGCTATAAAATCAACAATAGCAGATATTGCAACTGCAAGTAAAGATGGTAAACTTGAATTCCAAGTACAAAGAAATAACACTCTTACTACAGCAATAGCAATTGACGACCAAGTTGATGTTACTGGCATACTAAATGTTAGTGGCGCACTAAATGCAGATAGTACATTGAATGCAAACTTAACTACTGATTCAACTAGCACATCTACAGGATCATTGATTGTAGATGGTGGTGCAGGTATTGCTAAGAAACTATACGTTGGAGGCAACTTTGACATAGGTGGTAAGTTCAATGTAACAGCAACTAGTGGTAACACAGATATTGATGGTACTCTTGTTGTTAACGATACAACTGATGCATCAAGTTCAACAACAGGGTCAGTAATAATTGACGGTGGTGTTGGCATTGCTAAGAAATTGTATGTTGGAACTGATTTAGATGTTACAGGAAATACTGTAATTGACGGTAACTTAACTGTTAGCGGAAACTTTGACTTAGGTGATGATGTTGCTGCTGATACATTTACTATTACAAGTACACTTGACACACCACATATTAAAATTAGAAATACACAAGAAAACAACGGTGTTGGTGATAATATAATTGAATTCTTCCATGACACAACTTCACCAGCTGATGAAGACTACTTAGGTGCATTACACTTTAAGATGGACAATTCACAAACTGCCGTTGACGGTGGTGTTAATTCTGAACTGGTTGTTAGAGCTGTTGATGTAACACTTGGTAGTGAAAAATCTACGTTTGACTTCTTAACAGCTAGTGGAACTAATGCATCTGCATTAAAATTCCAAATTGGTACTGATGCAGTTATAACTCATGCAAGTATTTTACCTGATTCAAATGAATCAGTGGACCTTGGTGCTAATGGCCAAGCGTTTGGACAAATACATGCAGCAGGATTTGTTGGACCAGTGACAGGTGATATTTCAGGTGATATTACAGGTGATGTAACTGGTGACTTAACTGGTAATGCTGATACAGCAACTAGTTTGAAAGACGGTGCAGCTAATGAAGTACCATACCAAAGTGCTACAGGCACAACTAGTTATGTAGGAGCAAACACTACAACAACACAAAAATTCCTAGCAATGACTGGTGATGCTACCAGTGGAGCAGCTCCAGTATGGGACACAATTGATGCAGCTACTATTGACAGTGGTACATTAGGTACTGATAGAATACCAAGTTTAGGTGCAAGTAAAATTACATCTGGTACATTAGGTACTGATAGAATACCAAATTTAAATGCAAGTAAAATTAATGCTGGTACATTTGATAGTGCTAGATTGCCCAACTTGACAGTTAGTGACTTTGGTGCAGCAGCTGTTCAAACAGGCACTGAAGTTGCAGCTGATGGTACAAGTTTAGTCGACGACGATACTTCATTCTTAACAGCGGCTGCTGTTAAAAACTTTGTTGAAGGTAAAGGATATGCTACAAGCTCAGGTGGTGTTTCAGATGCAACGAACGCAGCTAATTTTGCTGTTAACGCTGTAGGTTCAGAACCAACTACTGGTAGTTTTAATCTTGTATTAGTTGGTAGTAACACTGGTAATAATGCGGCAAGAACAGACAGCGGAGGACTTAGTTTTAATGTTGGTACTCAAACGCTTAATGCTACAGCATCGTCAGCAAACTACGCTGACTTGGCAGAGAAATACGTAGGTGACGAAGCATACGAACCAGGTACTGTTGTTGTATTTGGCGGCGCTGAAGAAATTACTGCTTGTACAATAAAAGGTGATCGTAAAGTAGCAGGTGTTGTATCAACTGATCCTGCATACTTAATGAACAATCAGTTAGAAGGCGATACTGTTGTTCCATTAGCACTAACAGGGCGTGTTCCTTGTAAAGTAATTGGTACTGTTGCTAAAGGTGACATGCTTGTAACTAGTGCTGTTCCTGGATATGCTATTGTTGATAACGATCCTAAGATGGGTACTGTAATTGGTAAGGCTGTAGGAACAAAAGAAGATGACGGCAAAGGCACTGTAGAAGTTGTAGTTGGTCGCTTATAATAAATACATGTACACAGGAGTTAAATAGATGGCATTAAAAACAATTAATTTAGGAAATGTTGCTAACGACGGGACAGGTGACGATTTAAGAGAAGCATTTGAAAAGGTTGTATTTAACTTTTCTGATTTAGATGCGAGAACTCCTGAAGCAACTACTGTAACAAATTTAGGAACAGGAAGCGGACTTTACTTTGATACAAACGTAAACGATTTAAGATTTAAATCATTAATCGGCGGACAAAATGCAACACTAACATCAACAGATAATGAAATTACAATTGACGTTGATGCAGGTGTAACACAGTTTATCGTTGCAGGAGACACCGGTAGTTTAACGGTAACTGAAAATACTACAGTTACTATACAGGGCGGAACTTTAGTAACTACTACAAGAGACGGTAATAACATTAGAATTGATTCTAGTGCGTTAGGTAGTCTTTCGCAAGACCCAGCACCGCAACTAAGTGCTTCTTTAGATGCAAACGGACAAAGTATTGGCAACATACAAACACTAACAGCAGTTAGTGTACTAGGTAATCTTACTGGTAATGTTACTGGTAATGTACATAATATTGATATTAGAGAGTTAGACTTTTATCGACAACCTAGCAATAGTTGGGACTTTGGATCTATTGGTGATGTAGCAGTTACAAATATTTACGACTTTTTATTTAAAACAGTAAACGTAGACTTCGGTGGTATTGGTACAGCATCTCCTAACATAACACTAGATGCTGGCTCAATTAATATACCGGCATTCTAAATAAAGGAATAACCTTGAATGGCGAACATCTGGACAGTACAAAATAACCTAAGTTTAGGAACATATAACGAATCAGTATCATTAAGTGGTGCTAACGCAATTCAGTTAGCAGTTCCTGTTGGTACTACAATAGCATTGATTAGCGGAAATATTCCCCCGGGGCTAAGAATTGACGGTACAACTCTTAGAGGTACTCCACTAGAAGTTGCAAGAGAAACAGAGTTTAAATTTGTACTAAGAGCAACACTTAATGACGAAGTTGAAGATAGAACTTTTAAAATTACGATTGTAGGAGCCGATGCTCCTGTGTGGGTTACACCAGAAGGCGAACTAGCACTTGGTAATAATGATGCATTATATGTTTTAGACTCAAGTCCAATAAACTATCAATTGCAAGCCACAGATAAAGATTTAGCAGCTGGACAAAAATTAGAATATTTTATAGCATCAGGTGACGGACAATTACCTCCAGGTATTACATTATCATCTACGGGATTAATTAGTGGAGTTGTTGATCCAGTATTAGCATTAGACAAATTAGCAGCTCAAGGTTATTATGATGATAACGCATACGGAGCATATGCATTTGATTTTGGTACAAGACCAGCAAACGGATATGACAGTTATTTTTATGATGTAGATACATATGACCTAAGTGTACCGACCAAATCACCTAAAAAACTTAATAGGAATTATCAATTTACTGTAAGTGTATCAGACGGTGATACAGTAGCCAAACGTAAATTTAGAATCTATGTAGTCGGCGATGACTTTTTAAGATCAGACAACACTATATTACAAATTGGTGATGCAACATTTAGTGCAGACAATACACACGTTAGAACTCCTATATGGCTAACACCAGGAAACCTTGGATACAGACGTGCAAATAATTACGTTACTTTATTTTTAGATATTGTTGATAAAGAAACACTGTCAGGATTTGTTGGATTTACATTAGAAGATGTAAACGATGACGGTACTCCTAGTGTTATTCCTCCAGGATTAGAACTTGATAGTGCTACTGGTGAATTAGCAGGAGTTGTTCCATATCAACCAGCGGTTACAAAAGAATACAAATTTACTGTAAATGCTGTTCGTTACGCAGCAACAGGAACAACTACATTTGAAAATGTAGATATTGTTATACACGATAATGCTGTAAAAGGTGACACAGTAATCAAGATTAAAAAGAACGATAGACTTCTTGATTTATTAGATCAAACTATTACTATTAAAGGGCAAACATATTTAATAACAGAAGTTAATAATGCTATATTAGCATTTGACACTATCACTATTAATAGACCTTTAGAAACATATACAAGAGCAGGTCTTGTGTTTACAGAAGAACTTACTGATAGCACAACTAGTACTCTTGAAGCAAATAAAAAGAAAACATTTACAGTAACATTACTAGGCGAAGTTGATTCAACTATTACATGGTTATCTGATAGTAAGTTAGGTATCATCGGAGCAAACTATACTAGTGTATTTGCTGTTAAGGCTAAAACATCTGTACCAAATGCTGTTATAAGATATACTTTAACTAGTGGTAGATTGCCGCCCGGACTTACACTTGCACTTGATGGTGAAATATTTGGTAAGGTAAGACAGTTTGGTGAAAACTATTATAGATCTTTTTGGAAATCAGGAAGGGTATATAACGCCGGAGATGTTGTAAGTTATAATGGAAACTTATATCTTGGAAATAGTACACACACCGCAAGTGGATCTTTTAGTACTGATTTAACTACTAAATGGGAACCTTACAAATTTGTTAAATCAGGATTGCCAACTTTTGATTCTGGTGAGTTAGTATTTGATGGAGACAGTACAACTGTTGATAAATCTTATACATTTACAGTTAACGCACAAGACCAATTTGGATTTAGTGCAATAACAAAATCATTTACTATTAATGTTGACGATCCAAATGATTTTGTATACAGTAATTTAATTGTACAACCAATGATGAAAGAATCACAAAAAGCACTCTTTAATAACTTTATTAGTGATCCTACTATCTTTACTCCGGGTGATATTTATAGACCAAGTGACATACAGTTTGGTATACAGAACCAAATTAAAATGTTAGTGTATGCAGGAATTGAAACTAAGTTTATACAAGACTATGTTGCAGCTGCTTCTAAAAATCATAAACGCAAAAAATTTAAATTTGGTAGTATAAACTCGGCTATTGCAAAAATACCAGGTACAAATGATTCAGTATACGAAGTTGTATATGTAAATGTAATTGACCCAGCGGATACTAACAAAGGTGTTGTTAGAGAAAGTATAAAAATTAAAACTAACAATGCACTTAAAATTAATCAATCAAATTTTGAAACACAGGATAACTCATCAGGAACAATAGATGAAAACAGTGATAGATTTAGACCTAAGACTAATCCTATAGATATAAGCAGTGATGCTGTCAAAATTAGTGAAAATTTAGATAATAAACGATACATAAGTAACATAACGAATATGAGAAACCAACTTGCTAGAGTCGGTGTTTCAGATGGGAACTTCTTACCATTATGGATGAGAACCCCACAAGAGAACAGTATTGAAGAACTAGGATATATTACAGCAGTTCCGTTGTGTTATTGTAAGCCTGGTCAAAGTGCTGACATAATTATAAACATTAAAAACAGTGGATTTGACTTTAGCACATTAGAGTTTGAAGTTGATAGATATGTAATTGATTCAACTAAAGGTAATAGTGAGGAACAATACATCCTTTTCGCAAACTACGAGTTTAATATTTAATAACGATAAATAGTTGTAGGAGAACATAAAACATGGCAAGTAATATAACCAACGCAAATATAGACGCTGACTTTCCGATAGCAGGTCAGGATAACGATAGCCAAGGCTTTCGTGATAACTTTAGTGAAATTAAAACAGGCTTAGGTACAGCGGCTACAGAAATAACATCTTTGCAAACAACTACTGCAAAGTTAAATGCAAACAATACTTTTTACGATAGTGAAAATGCTGTTCCAGTTGAATTAATTAATCCGAGATTAAGAGAAATTACTAAAACATATCATCAAACAGGTTCTCAAGGTAGTGCTCAACAAGTATCACCGTTTGATGTTTCTTTTTCAGGTATTGAAGGCGGACATTATCATAAAATTACAGTTGGTGCAGTATCGCCAAGTGTTAGTGCAAACATGACAGTAAATGTTAGTGGTTGGCCAGCATCAGGTGAATATGCTGAAATGCGTTGTGAAATTTTTGCTCAATCAGGACATGCTATAACAGTTACTTGGGCAGCAGGCTTAGGTAGCGTTTTAAAAACTGACGGTAATGCAATATGGGATTCATTTGTTGTTAACAGTTCAGCTAATCCGCACATTGTTGATTTTTGGACAACAGACGGCGGTAATACTGTATATGGCAGATATCTAGGACAATATTCTTAAGAATGACACACCCTCTAACAAAAGTTGGAACATTAAAAGATAACGAGTTAGAAGATAAAATTATTGATCTAAGTTCTCGTTATTGGAAAACAACTAATCCAGAAGTACAACAACAAATCATGCTAATTCTTGATGATTATAGACAAGAACTTAGTACTCGTCGTGCAAAACAGCAAATTAAAGAACAAAATGGCGAAAATGATCTTGACAATTTAATTAATATCAGTTAAACTGTATACATGCTTATGAAAACTGACGAACTCGGTATACCACGATTCTCTAACAAAGATTTAGTCGATATGATCTATACAGGTCATGTGGATAAAGTCCATGTGGTTTTGTGCGATGCAAACGACGATGTAGATAAGTTTAATAAGGCTATGGAAGAACAAGGCCTCAACAAACTACAAAAGTATATTCCATTAGAAGTAGATCAACAGACTTTTGACGGTGTATGTCAAAGTGAATGGTTTATGCCTGATGAATACAAAGACATTAATGTATATGAATATGTACTAGGCAAAGCAGAAACACCCTGCCCACAACACGTACAAGATCGTATATGGGAAGAAATGGAAGCATATGGCGAACGTGATATGCACAATCTATTACGCTATATGATATATCTTGTAGACTTTATGCGTGAGAATGATATTGTATGGGGTGTAGGTAGAGGTAGTTCAGTAGCATCATATGTACTGTACATAATAGGAGTACACAAAATAAACTCAATCCAATATGACCTGGATTGGCGTGAGTTCCTTAGATAAATACGTATATAACCCCATTAGGAGAATAAAATGGCACTAAAAGGTAACAGCAGAAAAACTTATAAAACCATGCGTGGTAAAATGGTCGATATGGATCTTTTACAAGCACGTAACGAATTAACACCAGCAGTAGGTAATGCAAGAGTAAATGCACGTGGTGATGAAATTGGCCCAGGTGGCAAAATCATTAAGAAGCGTGAAGAACTTATGCGTGAGTACTACGAAACAAACAATGCTATAGCACACGAAGAAATGCCTGGCAGATCACCAGCACCTATACAAGCAGATGAAGTTGTAGAAGAAAAGCCTAAAGCAAAAAAGCAAACTAGAGCGCAAGCAAAAGTTGAACAGGCTCCAGAACCTACTGCAAAAGAAGCAGAAGAATTTGGCGATGATCAAGAATGGATCGAAGACGACAACGGAAATTTTGTACCAAAAGGTGAGTAGATGCTACCCAGTTTTATTGAGGAGTACGAGCTCAACGATAAATCAATTTGCAATGCATTATTAGGTCTTTATCAAGAAGGCTATAAAAGAGGTTTGACGAATGACGGTGTTGTTGGAGACTCAGACACCGTTGATCATTCTACAAAGAAAAGTGTAGACTTTCCAATGCACGAAGCAGAAAAACTTGGCCCTGCAGAAATGTTTAAGTGGCCAGACTATCACACAGAACTGTGTGGATTTATTGATCAATATTTAGAAAAGTATCAAACTTTAAAGTTTGCTGGTAAACTTGCAATGCAACAGTTACCACAAATACAATGCTATGAACCAGGAGATGGTTTTTATAAATGGCATTGTGATGGTACACAACTTTCATGTGATAGAGCTCTAGTGTATATGACTTACTTAAATGATGTGCCAGATGGGGGTACTGAGTTTATGCACCAAGAGATAACTACAAAAGCAGTAAAAGGCAAAACAGTTATTTGGCCTGCGGGACTTACACATATACACCGTGGACAAATAGCAAAAGAAGATACGAAATATATTATCACCGGATGGCTCTGGTGGGACAACACAAAATAAGAGGAAAACAATGCCAACTAATGTAAACGCAATAAAAGGTAATTTAAGAGCAATCGGTAAGCGAGTACTTGTAACTGA